ATTGCGATCCTGGGCATTGGAGTCACGGTGGCGTATAGTAGCGTCGATGGTTGCAGCGTCGACGTCGAGCAGAGTGAGTGATCCATGGAAGACGAGGTTCTGAGACATCAGGTGTTTCTCGAACGGCTCAAGGCCGGTCTGACCAAGGATCTGGTTAAGGCCATCAAGCAGGTGGACCGAGAAATTACCAAGGTGCTCAGGACCATCGAGGAACCAAATCTATCCGAGATCACTCGCCAGCAACTGGAATCCATTCTTTCCCAGCTCCGCAAAGTACAGATTCAGTTGCTGGGCGCGGCTATCCAGAAGCACCTCAAGGAGCTCAAAAGGCTGGCTAGCTACGAAGCCCAGTTCGAGGGCAAAGTGCTCAAGAGGGCCCTTCGGCGCATTCGAGTACAAGTGCCGAAGGCTCGACTCGCGTATCGAGAGGCCCTGAAGAGGCCGCTCGCGTCAACTGGGGAGTTACTCGAGCCTTTCCTTAAGAACTGGGTGAGCAAAGAGATCGCGGTGGTCCAGAATACCGTTCGCAAAGGGTACGCAAGCGGTTGGACCAATCAGCAGCTTGAACGGGCCATCCGCGGCACGAAAAAGGCGAGATATACGGACGGTGTTTTGGGCCGAGCCGAAAAGAACGCAAACATCATCGTTCGGACCAGCGTCCAGCATGTCTCCAGTAGTGCCCGCGCGCTAACCTTGGCCATGAACGCTGACATCGTCGAGAAGTACAAAATCGTCGCCACCCTCGACGATCGCACCTCCGCGATCTGCCGGAGCTTGGACGGCCAGGTATTCGAGCTCGGCAAGGGGCCCATACCTCCGTTGCATCCGGGTTGCCGATCCACAATGGTTGCGGTATTACCTGAGGAGTTCGATTTCCTGCAGGAAGGCGCAACGCGCTCGAGTGCGCAGGGTTATGTCGAGCGGGATCTCACGTACTACGAATGGCTCAAGCGGCAACCCGCGAGCTTCCAAGACAAGGTTCTGGGACCGAAGCGGGGCAAACTGTTCCGAGATGGTGGGCTGACAGTCGAGGAGTTCAGACGGTTGAATCTGAACCGGAACTTCGAACCTCTAACCTTGGAGCAGATGAGAGAACTCGAGCCCGAGGCCTTCAAGAGGGCTGGGCTATAACCACGGGATGTATCCCGTACCACAAGGAGCGTGTGCTCATGGCATTGAAAGCGGTTCTCGATAGCTTGGAGGGCTTGGCCCCCGAATTTGCGAAGGAGTACAAGCAGGGCTCGGACGGAAGGTACTACCTCGATATCGACGGTATCGATGAACATCCCGACATCGGTGCCTTGAAGCGAGCCAAGGATTACGAAAAGGCCGAGCGGCAGAAGCTTGCGGCCAAGCTCAAGGAAGTTCAGGCCAGCCTTGAGGCGCTTACCGAGGAGCGAGATAACATTCTCAAGGGCGCGCTTCCCAAAGCGGACGTTGAGAAGCTTGAGGAGTCCTGGAAGCAAAAGCTCGCCAAGCGGGAGCAGGAGCTGACCGAACAGATCAATAACCTCAACGGCCACCTGCAGCGGATTCTGGTTGACAACGTGGCTCAGCAAATTGCCACGGAGATCAGTAAGGCCCCGGCGCTCTTGCTACCGCACATCAAGCAGCGGCTCAAGGTGGACTTCGTGGACGGGAAGCCCGTCACCAAGGTTCTGGACGAGGACGGATCCATTTCGGCCTTGAGTATCGAGGATCTCAAGAAAGAAATGGTTGCCAATCCCATTTACGCTCCGATTATTATTGGAAGCAAGGCCTCCGGCGGCGGTGCCGAGGGTGGCCAGAGGGGCGGTGCCCTTGGAACTAGGAAGCTCGACTACGCCAAGGCGACTCCAGCGGAGATCGTCGCGGACATCAAGGCCCGTAAGCAGGCAGGAGGCTTTTAATTATGGCTCTTTCGGATCTCGCAGTATTCTCGGAATATGCGTACACCGCAATGACCGAGATGCAGGACCAGCAGGTCCAGCTTTTCAACACCGCCACCCGCGGAGGCATCGTCCTTCAGACTGGGAACCATCAGGGCGACTACAGTGAACAGGCGATCTGGGCGAAGATTAGCGGTCTCGTCCGTCGCCGGAACGCCTACGGTTCCGGAACGGTCGCCGAGAAGGAACTCCAGCACTTGGTCGACACCACGGTGAAGGTCGCCGCCGGCACCCCGCCGGTCAGGATCGACCCCGGCATGCTGAAGTGGATCCAGCGCTCCCCCGAAGAGGCTGGTGTGGTCGTCGGCAGACAGCTTGCCGAGGACTCCATTGCAGACATGCTAAACACCGCGATCCTGTGCTACGTTGCGGCCATTCGCCAGGTCGAGACCTTGGTGTACGAGCACGACGGCTCCGCCTCGCTTATCGCGCTCAACAAGGGCGCGTCGAGGTTCGGCGATCGAGCCTCGGCGCTGGTCGTGTGGGTTCTCCATTCCAAGTCGGCTTTCGATATCTACGGGGAGGCGCTTACCAACGCGAACCGGCTCTTCGTATTCGGTACCGTCCGAGTCATCGAGGACGGATTTGGCAGGCCGTTGGTGGTCACGGACTCCCCGTACCTGATGGAGGAGGGGGAGGAGGGCGCCCCGGACAAGTACCATATCTTGGGACTCAGCTCCGGCGCGATTTTGGTCTCGCAGAACGGTGACTTCACCGACAACATCGAGACCAAGAACGGGTACGAGAACATTATTCGCACGTACCAGGCGGAGTGGTCCTACAATCTGGGGGTCAAGGGCTTCTCGTGGGACAAGACGAACGGTGGCAAGTCCCCGACGAACGCCGCCCTCGGGACCTCGGCCAACTGGATTCGATACGCTACCTCTGACAAGGATCTCGCTGGGGTGCTCGTTACCGCGCAGTGATTCATCATCCGGAGGGGCTGGTCGAGTTACCGCCCCTCCGCTTTCTACGAGGTCGCACCGATGAAGGCTCTATATTTCACCCAGGGGGCGATTCCGACGAAGGAGGAGCGAGAGGCGGCGAAGAAGTTGGGCATCACGGCCTTCCGGAACGCCCGATTGGCGGCCGATCCATCAGATCCCATTGAGCCGTGCGACGCGGTCGCCGGAGCGGTCCCCGATCGCTACGCCAAGCTCAAGGGCGTCAAGGTCCTCGACACCAAGGCCCCTGTTACCGCCCAGACACCGGGCGGGAATGGCAAGCCCTCCCAACCCCTCGCCCCTGGTGGAGGAAAGCCAGTCACAGGGAAGTAACATGGCCCTAATCGTCGAAGACGGCTCCGGGGTGCCCGGGGCCAACTCCTACATCGATGTCTCCGAGGCCAGGGCGTATGCTGACGCGAGAGGCCTCTCCCTGCCTTCTGATGATCAGGCGGTGGAGAGGCTTCTCGTGTCTGCCATGGACTACCTTGAGGCTCGGCGAGCCGAGTATAAAGGCACCAAGGCGAACCCGGCGAACCCCCTGCAATGGCCCCGAGCCGGTGTGGAAATTGACGGCGTCCCTTTCCCTTCGGACGCTATTCCGATCGAATTGAAGTGGGCTCAGGCGCAGCTTGCGGTGGAACAGGCAGCTGGTCGAGACCTAATGCCCACCAGTACCGGTAAGGAGGTCATTTCCGAACGAGTCGAAGGCGCTGTTGAACGTAAATATAACCCGAGTGGCGACCCGAATGCTCAACCTATCTTTACTAAGGTCGAGGCGTTCTTGAAACCGTTGCTCCGAGATAGTTCGCTCGGACACCTGACCGTGACGAGGGCATGAGTCAATTCTACGCCGAAATGGCAGACCTGGCCCTCGAAATGATTCGAGAATTCGGCCAGGAAATCGTCGTGATTCGGGAGGGGCCCTTCGCCCAAGATCCTATTTCCGGGACGGTGATCAATGAGGAGGAGCAACGAATGGTCCTCCAAGCCATCGTCCTTCCTACTTCGAGGGGTACCATCGAGACGTTCGACAACCGCACCATGGGCCAGGACTCCCTTATCGACGAGAAGCTGAGATTCGTTAAGGCGGCGGCGAAGGGCGCGACGTTTGAGCCACGGTCGGGTGACGTGGTCGAGATGCAGGGAAAGCGTTGGCGAATCCT